CCTTCTGCTCTACCGGCAACTCCGCGAAGCCTACCGACTGACGCAGGTTAAGCGTAGCCTTGGCGTCAACGCGGTCGATGCCTTCAATGGTCAGCTTAATAACATCCTGCATCCACCGAATTAGCGCTGCGTTCACGTCAGGAGATCGCGACAGGCTGAACTCCTTGGTTACGTCAGTGCCAACGCCCAGTACGTCGCCCTCTAATTTTGCGGAAAATTTCATGCAAGTAAATATCGCAACGCGAAAATCTATGCACTACGGCATCGCCTTCATCAGCAGCAGCGCGTTCATGAACTCCCGCGCTGGCATGTTGAACACCTGATCCATGCGCAGCGGATCTTTGCCGGCCATGCGGTAGACCACACCGACCCAGCCGTAGTTCGGCTTTTTTACGCCTTGGCCGTTGTCGTCGTCTTCCCCTGATCCGTCAAAGACTTCCGCATAATCGTCAACAAAGGCTCTGAAAGCTGCAAAAAAAAAGCGGCATAACCCCAAACGTCACTCATGTTCATCTGCAACATCGCCTCTGCGCGCTGCTTATGCCCCTTGCCATCGTACGCCTTCGGCCACCACTTCCACACCCTGCACTCTCTCGAAAGCGTCGCCAAGATCAGGTGCAAGTTGTCAATCACCCCCTGCTCGCTACTCATGTCGTAGGAATACAACTCGACCAACTGCCCTGCGCTGATTTCGTCAATGAACCACTCAAATTGATACCACTTTCCGGCAACCTTGGCGTGACGCTTGGCAGCCAGCGACGATAGCGATTTGCTTGCGGCGTTAATCTCACCATACCGCTTGTTGACCTCCGCTATTGTCATTTTCTTGACCTGATCAATCGGCAGGTTGTCAAGAACGGCGATGACGCCGATCTTCTTGTCGCTGGTCGTGTAGATTGCGTTGGCCTCAATAGACACAATGCGTTGGAACTGGTCGACGGTGATTTTGTTGAGTAGGCTCATGCTTTCAAGGCTTGGATGTATAATGCGTAAAGTTGCTTGCACACGCTTTCGGCGCGGTAGTCTGCAATGTCGCCGGGTACCGTCAGCATCTCGCGCTTTGTCACCGCCCCTTCAGCGTTGAAGTGATAACTCATCACCGCCTTGCCGCACATCCACGCTTCAATCGTTGTCCTGCCGATGTGCAGGCCACAGGCAAAGTGACAACCCTTGACCAGCGTTTCGATATTGCTCACCGCCTCGCAGTAGTGGATTGGGTAGCGACTTTTTAAGTCTTCGAGGAAATCGCCGTTGTTGTAGCCTACCAAGACAAAATGCCTGTCGTTATCATTACACCACGCCGCCGCATCGTAAATCATAGCCTTGCGCATGTAGTCAAGCGTTCCGGCCAGTAAAACGTAACCGCCATCCTGTATTCCGTCCGTATTAAATCGGGTATAATCGACAGGGTTGTAGATGACGTGTATTTTATTCAATGGAACGCCATATCGCGCGTGTATTTCGTCTTTCTCATGCTGCGCTATGCTGATGTACCTCTTGATGCTTTCGTGCTTCACAGGTCGCTCTAAATCGAAATAGACGCTGTGTATCGTCGCAACCTTCGGCGTTTGTGGGAATAGCGCACACAAGTAATCGGTGACCTGCTTGTGCTGAACGTGAATGACGTTGTAGGCTTCGCGCCCTGTCAACTCTGCAAATGGTTTAATCAGCACCCCCGCCATCTGCGCCTCTGCGATCATCGGGTAGTCCATGTATGGTGACGTGACCGTGACCTTATGCCCCATTGCCTTCAATCCCTTGGCTACCTGCAAGACGTAAAGTTCCGACCCTGTGTACTGGCGGAAGAACAATGATGCTATTAGTATGTTCATGTCTTCTGTTTAATTGGTCGCGCTGGGTTGCCATACGCGAGAAAGCCATCGGGGATGTCACGCGTCACCACACTACCGGCGCCGATCAAAGCGTCAACGCCGATGCGCACTCCGCAGACAATTGTGCTGTTTGCCCCGACGCTGCACCCTTTGCAAAAGTAGGTAGATCGAAACCTGCCGTTGTTTTTCCAGTCGCCGTAGACGCTTGGGTAGTAGTCATTGGTCGTTACCACGTTTGGGCCGATAAATACATCATTGCCAATGATGCAGCCGTGGTAGATCAACGCGTGATTTTGGATTTTGACGTTGTTGCCAATTTGAACGCCAGTGTCAATGTGCGCGCCTTCGCCGATGACGCAGTTGTCGCCGATTTTAGCACCTGTGCGGATGTGAGCAAATGCCCATACCTTGACGTTTTCACCAAGTTCAACGCCCTCTTCAATTATTGCGGTTGGATGTATCATACTACAAATTTACTACATGATGACGTACCTGCCTCCAGCGTTGGCGGATAGCTTGTTCAGCGCGACGTAACGCACCGCGTCAATGGCGTGGTTGTACCTGTCAATCGGCACTCCCAACGACGCGCCGGTTCGATCTGTGTCCCACGTGTAGTTGCGCAACTCCTTGATGAGGTTCGTCGATTCGCGCGTGACCAGTATCGGCTGGCGCTTCAAGATGTCGATTGAGTTCCTGATGCTATCGGCGCCCTTCGTCGCCGGGTGTATGTTGAAGCCGAGGCGATGCACCTCTTCGATGCTCTTGGGTTCAGCACTGTCAGCGATGATTGGCCACGACCTGCCGATGCCAAGTTTGCGCAGGTGTTCAGCGATGTCTTGGTTGGTCAGGCCTGATGAGTAGAGCAACTCATGCAGGAGGATAGCGCTGCCACGCTTGTAGACCGCTACGACCGCCGTAGGATCATTCGTGTACCCCCAGTCCAAGCCGATGGCGACCAGCTTATCGCCAGCAAAGTCGATGCCGTCGACCTGCTGCCAGTCGTCGAAGACCACGCCCTGCAATGATCCGACCTCACCCAAGCCGTAGACCTTCCACCAGTTCGCCCAGTACGTCGATGTCGCCGCCTTGACCTGCGCCGCTTCGATGTCGTCGCGGATCGTCGCTGGCAGCGCCTCATTGTCACGGTACGTCAGCACGATCAACTCACTGTCCTGCTCGGCAAGTACCTCCGTGTGCGCCCAAAACTCCGACACCGGGTTAAAGTCAATGTAGATGGCTTCGCTGGTTCGGATGGCCAGCTGATGGTACGCCTCGAACTCGATGTTGTTAGCTTCGTTGATGTATAGCACCTGCCGCCGTGCGCCGCGTAGCTTCGCCTCCTGATCAGCGCTGAAGAACTCAATCGTACTGCCGTTGGCGAAGGTGTAGGTCAGCAGCGTTTTGTTCCAGCCTTCGTCGCGCCAGCGGTTAGTCCACTGCATGACCTTACCGAAGTCCTTCATCGCGCCACGTCGTAGATGCGGTATGGATTCAGATACGACGCTGATCTCGGTCTTGGCCTTGGCTGCTATGTGGATCAGGACTGCCAGTATTGCGTATGTTTTCCCAGCGCTTGTGCCGCCTTGGATGACTTTTTTTCGGGCAGTCATCCGCCTGATGCGCTTGATTGCGGTGGTGTGCTTAAAATCCACCTATCTGCTTCAGCTTCTCGACGGTGATTGCGTCAGTCATTGAATAGAGGCTGCTCGATTTTGACGTCTGCTTGTGTCTTCTCCACCAAGCCGTTAAGGCGCTGCGTGATGCTGGCGTTATACTGACCTACCATTCCGCCCTCAATTTGATCACGCCTTATAGCCTTGCGTATGCGAGTGCAGATGGGGACATACGCATCGTATCGACCTTGTTTATTCTCGAAGTAGTCGCTCAAATCTGTGATGACCTGTAGGTCTGCAACATACAACTCAAAGCCTTCCATCGTCAGTGGTCGCTCGAGTTCTTCCTTATCCTTCTTGCCGTCTTTGCCTACAAACACGAACTTGTATCGCGGTTGGCTTTTGACCTCCTGCACATAAGCCAAGAACAGCTCCCACATCCGCTCGGGTGTTTCAATGTACTTGCCGTGTCCCTTGCTCGTACCCATTACGCCTCCATGTTTGTGACGATGTCAATGATCTTCTCAATCACTGCAACCTTCGCGTGCATCGCGTTGGGTGCTGTGCTGTCTTCAAGTGAGTCGAGGACGTTTGACAGGTTTGTCAACAGGTGTCCGCGATCCTGCCAATCCAATGCGCGCGCTTCCTGTTCGATTGTGATGTCGGGTTGTGTCTGCATGTTAGTCTTCGTTTAGTTCGCCTAATTCTCGCAGCTTGTTCCTGCTCCACCCGAGCGCCGCCTTGCCTCCCCATAGCAGGTAGCTGATGTATCCGCAGTCGCTCGTTGAGTCTGCGTTGTCGTAGTACGTTTCCGCCCTCGACAGGTAACTATGCATCCGCTTGATCGTTTCAACGCTGATGCCTTCGCCCTTGGCCAGTTGCTGCGCCCTCACCTTGCCTGTCTGCGTTGCGCACTTGTTGCCGTTGCGCTCGTTGAGTTCGATGCCGCGCTTGGCGTTGTTGCGCACCCCCTCGCCGTAGTCAGCGTAGGTTTCAGCAAAGGCGCTTCGGTCTGCCTCCCATTGCCTTGCGCAGACGAGGTAGCGCTGCTGCTGGCTTGGGAACTCGCTGACAGTTTTGTCATCGCCCATGCAACGCTGGATGAAGTTGGTCTTGCTTTCTGATTCGCGTGGTGTAGGTAGTGGCATATTGATAAATATCATTAACTCGCAAATCGTGCGCGTGCGTCCTGTGCGTCAGCCATCATCTCCTGCAATCGGGAAACGGCGCATGATCCACACCACCAGTTCGTCCGTCCGTAGCCGTTCGCGTTGGCGACGTTCTCCAACATCGACACCTCGCTGGGTGATAGCGACATGGTCTGCGACGCATAGTAGTTGTCCAGTTTGTGCTTCACCGATAGCACCTGCATTGCTTCGTCAAGTGTCATTTCTCCGACAGTTTAATGATCAGCACCGTCAGCCCGGCTGAAGAAAGACCGACCGGTATGGCAAGCAGCCAAGGGAGGCTGGAGGCTGTGATGGTCAGAACTACGCCCCACCAAAAGGCAAGGCAGGTCAGGCAGGTCAGCGGCTTGCACCTCGCATAGCGGTAGTACCACGCTGGAAGGACGTTATAGCGGTTCATCGCCAAGGAAGTCATAGTGGCCAAAAGCAAGATAGTAATCAGATCCAAGTTCATGTTTTAGTCTTTGTTTGCAGTTGTTGATTGTGTACGAAATTGATCGCCACGGTATCTTGGTGTGGCGCTCGATGAGCTTCTTGTTGCCCAGTTCGAGCCATAGGAGGAATAGTTGTTTGTCGTATGGGTAGGCACCGGCTTTTGCCCAGCTATCCATGACTTCGAGCGCCCGGTTAAATATCGCATCAGGCCTTGCGTCATACGGCTCATCAGCTGCCTCCAGCTGCTGATCGGCGATTTCTTCACGCAGTTCATTGTGTCTGAAGTCGCGTTGAAATTTAGAGTTGCGACTTCGGTATAGGTTGATAGCCATTCGCACG